ATCACAGAAATTGTGCTAGTAAACAAGCCGGGTAGGGACGCATACTTTGCTATATATGGGACTAATCAACACCAAGAGACAGGGCTCTGGAAGGAGGTTCCCTCTAATATAGTTGAAGTTGAGTATGACATAAATGACTTATTAAACGATGAGACCGATTAGGGATATAATTGTTAAAGTTGACAAAGCCTACAATTCAGAGATAAAGCTGAAGAGTGGGCTTGTCCTATTCCTGGACCAGAACATCAAGCAGGTCAAAGATACGGTGAGATATGGAGAGGTTGTGGCAATCCCAGAGGGGCTTAATAAAGACATCCGGGTAGGAGACACTTTGTTCTTTCATCATGGTATTGTCGCTGTAACGGTTATGGATAACCAGGAGGACTTACAGTCTGACTACTTGGTGAGCAAGAAAGAGAAATTGTATAGGGTTCCCGTGAACGACCGTTGGCCCATGATGTACGCCACAGTTCGGAACGGAGAGTTTCGTTCCTTAGATGGCATTTGTTTTGTTAGAGGGTTAACAAAACAAAAATATCAATCCAACCTCCTTGTCATCCCGGGTAATGAAACAGAAGTAAGGCACATAGGTGAGATGGTTTATTCCAACCAAACCCTTGAAGCTAAGGGGGTTGTCCCAGGCACTAAGGTTGTATATGAAAAAGATTCAGAGTATCGGTTCAACGTGAATGGAGAGGAACTGTATTGCATGTTCGATAAATGGATATTAGGGATTTATGAGGGTTAATAATCAAAATAGAATACGGGTATTAAGGTCTACTATAGCCGAGCTCACGAGGGTTCTGGAGGCTAAGCTTGTGTTCGATGAAGATTATACCGGTTCAGACATAAAGAGTTCCGTAAAGGTCAAAAAGAACGCCTTTTTAAGGGCTAAATATCTTTTAGGTAAGCTTCAACAGCTAGAGACGGAAGAGGCCAGAAATAGTAACGCAACGTGGTATAAAGAGACCCTGGAGTCGCTGATTTCTGCTGCAGAAGGAGCCATGGAAGAATTGGCGTCCATAATGCGTCGAAAGGTAAATCGTGATGAATCAAGTTCTTCTGTAAATAGCGCCATTGATGCTAAACAGGAGGCTTACGACTACATGGACGATATATTCTCTGGGGTATTGGAACTCCAGACGATTGTCAAGGCGATTGATGAGGGAGATGGCGTAAAACCATTAAACGCTAACGACTTTAAATCAGGGTTAGCAGAGGAGCATGCTTACTATGGTTTTTATCCCATTAAGGAAAGGAAAGTGCAGCCAGGTTATAACAAAGAGTTGGATGCAATAGTGATATCGTATGATGGGACTATCGGTGAAATTGTGGACTGCTATGGGTTACGGATTGCTCTCCCCAAGGCCCCTAGTAAGGCGAAGATGCCAAACGGCAGAAAGAAGAAAGCCTTACAGCATTGGGAAAGACCGACATTGCCAGAGGGGCTATCTCTTGAAACCGCGCACCTATTCCGGGATGAGATTGAAGAGGAGTTCCGCAGGCGTGATGAAGGATACTGGTTTATGAATAATGGCGAACCTGAGTATATTACCGGGGTTCACTACATGCTCATGACCCACTACAAAACAGACGCAGAAGACGAGGGTCATTTCCACTTTAGAAAAGCTCACAGGGATTTGCTCTATTTTTTAGAGGCTGCATGGGTGGATGAAAGGTCGTTAGGGGTTATTTTAGGGAAAACACGACGGACAGGGGCAACGTACATAGCTGCAGCCTTCTCGTTAACGAAAGCTATCAGCACTAGAGACGCATTGTTCGGCTTAACATCTAAGAAGGACCCGGATGCCAAGAAGGTGTTTGAAAAGATTTCTCACATGTTCAAGCATTTGCCGTTTTTCTTTAAGCCACTAAACACAGGCGAGGGTCTTTCAAAATCATTGTCGTTTACAACCCCATCCAGAAGAACCACAAAGCTTAACCAGAAGAAAGACGTACAATACGATGACTTAAACACAGTCATGGATTACCAGGCCACCATGGAGGATAGTTATGACTCCTTGGCTGTAAGATTTTATATTGGCGATGAACTCTCCAAGTGGCTGAAATATAACACATTGACACACTGGAGCAAGATTAGGAAGGCTCTAATGAAGGGTAGGAATATTCATGGAAAGGCATTCCTCTTATCTACCGTTGAATATGTTACAGGAGAAGACTATAATAGCGACAGGGCTAAATCAGGAGATAGATTCAAACACCTGTTCTATGAGTCGGACGTAAGTAAGCGCAATGCCAACGGGATGACAAATTCCGGTCTATACAAAATCTTTATATCCTCACTAGACAATTACGAGGGTTATATTGATATGTATGGGAACTGCATATCTCATACTCCCCCTGAGCCGGTTCTTGGTGTAGATGGAAAGATGATTACTGATGGCGTGTATGACTTTTTGCAGGGGATGTGGTCTGCATACAAGCATGATGCTGCGGCTCTCAACGATGAAAAGCGTAAAGACCCTATTACAGAGAGTGATATGTTTAGGATTGCTTCTGAGGATTCCATGTTTAATATCATGAAAATCCAGGACCAGATGGACTACAACACAAACAGGTATCTGGCCACTGGGAAGTGGGGTTATAAGACAGGGAATTTTAGGAGGAAGAATGATGGTACAGATGACATAGAGTTTTACGAAACCCCAAAGGGGCGTTTTCAGGTGTCATGGCTCCCGGATGAGCACATAGCTAACGCTAAGGTTATAAAGGGCGGCAAAATAGCTCCAAAGTATGATTTCTTGGGGTGTATTGGTATTGACCCATACAAGGTTCACAAAGTAAAGTATGGAACTGGGTCTAAGGGGTCTATTATTGGATATTTAGGGAACCATCCAGTAGCTGGTGTCCCAAAGGAGCAATTCTTTCTAGTGTATATAGGACGACCACAGAGCTTGGATATATTTTTTGATGACGCCATCATGGCTATGATGTATTATAGCATGCAGGGGTTAATAGAGAATAATATTAACGAGCTTCTCAAGGTTATGCATGCACGTGGATACACCAGATACGCTATGCGTAGGCCAGACAAGCTGAAGCTGACGATTGACGAGTCAATGTATGGGGGTATCCCTGGAACAGACCCGTCTCTTTTGAAGAATCAGGCCTCATACTTGGAGAGGTATATTGAAGACCATGTAGGGTATGCCACTGACAATACTTATAGGCCCATGGGTGAAATAGGGAATTGTCCGTTCAATGACTTACTTGCTGACTTTGCCAAGTTTGACCTTGGAGACAGGGAGAAGTTTGACGCTACGGTAAGTGCGTGTTTGGCTGTTTACGGAGCACAGAAATTTTTACTAAAAAACCAGCGTCAGAGGGATAACTCTAACGCTAAAATAAAAGCGACAGATTTTTATTATCTATCGTAATTCTAATAAAAACGACTAATTATGAGAATGTTACTTCCGGATATGACGGCAGGGAATGCCGAAAAGGATTCCCCCGGATTCGGGTTAAAGATGGCAAAGTTTATTGAGTCAGAGTGGGGCTCCGAAAGAATGACAGCCAGGCGTAAGCAGATGGACCTTGTAAACTCTCATATGGAGGGGACTGTTGATGTGTCTCACCTGAAAGCTTTGTTTGCTCCATCTAAAGATTTATCTGCCTTACGGGTTAACTGGAAGTATTCTTCTGAGGTCCCCCGGATGATTAACGCCATTGTAGAGGGTTTTTCCTATGACAAGTATCGAACAACCGTAAAGGGGATTGATATGCACTCCCAGGAGAAGCGTAGCAAGTTCCGCAGGGAGAAGCTGAAGGCTATGTATACTCGTGCTGATGCTGAAGAGGTCTCCAGGTTAATGGGAATGGATTTCACTCACAAGGGGTTCGTTCCTCAGTCTAAGGATGAGCTAAACCTTTACATGGAGTTGGATTACAAGCCAGCCCACGAGCTTGCCATGGAGCTAGCCATACAGAAGGTGTTTGATTTTAGTGATTGGAGGGAAACATTCAATCATATAGCAGAAGACCTGGCAAAGCATGGCATCGGTGTGGCTAAAGTTGAATGCGACCCTGAGACTGCAATTAAGTTACAGTACGTGTCCCCCAGGAATTTTATATACAGTAGGGATGTGGAGGAGACCCGCGACTATAGAGGGGCTTACTACTTCGGACAATTCCAACGGATGACGATAGGGGACATTGAGAGAAAGGCTAAAGGGATGCTGTCAGCAGACCAGTTAAAGGAGCTCGCTGGGGTTGCAGGGGTCTCATATGCCAACTTTGAGTTTATGACAGAGGAGGATAAACAACATACCATTGATGCCATCCATTTCTGCTTCAAGACTAACAGATACGAGGTTAAGAAGAAGAAGTACAACAAGCACGGGGGGTACAAATATATTGACAAGCCAGATGATTGGACCCCGCCGGAAAACATGAAGTCTGAGGTTGTTTATATCCCTTATGAAGTGTGGTATGAGGGTACTTATTTTCCGGGGACAAATATTGTTATCAACTATCAGTTGATGGACAACATGCTTCGCGACCCTAGGAATCGCAGAAAGGCGATTGCCCCTTTCATTATGTATAAGCTGTCTTCAGAATCTATCGCTCAGAAAATTATTGATATCTCTGATGATATTTATATCACCTTGATTAAGTTGAGACAGTTTGTCTTAAAAATGAAACCCAAGGGGTATGCTATTGATATTGATGCGCTTGGGAGTCTTGAGTTACCGGATGGAAGCACTCTGGACCCCATCAAGCAAGTTAAGATAATGCGTGATGATGGAGACTTGCTCTACTCTGGGTCCTCTTTAGTTGATGACCAGCAAAATGTAAGGCTTCCCATCCATGATATGCCGGATTCATCTGGGCGCGAATTGGCTGAGCTCATTAACGTCTACAACGGTCTGATGCAGAGATTGTACGATGTGACAGGTATTAACGCACAGGCAGCTGGAGGGGCTCCCCCACCAAGAACATCCTCTGCGGTGTATGAGCAAACCGTTAGCACTTCTCAGAAAGTTGTGAACAATATATTCAACGGAATACTTAGTATTCAGAAGCGGTCTTCGGAAGCTATAGCATCCAGGCTACATGCAGCATCGGTGATGAAGGAGACGGAGGATATCGTTTCGGCTATTATGGGTGAATATACAACCGACATCATTAAAGAGCTTGCCAATGTTCGGTATTATCAGTACATGATAAACGTAGACGTTAGGGCTACAGATAAGGAGCGAGCTGAGTTAATACAGAGCCTGAGCGAGTCGCTCCAGACCGGAGCCATCACTTTGATGGATAAAATTGATATTGAGGAGATTGATAATTTGCGATTAGCTAAGCAGGTTATCAAGCTGCGCCAGAAGGCAAATATGGCAGCCGCTGAGCAGCGAGCCGAGATGGAGCACAAGCGAGCCTTAGAGTTGCAGCAAGCGAAGGAACAGATTGAAATGCAGCGTGTTCAGTTTATGCAAGAGATGGAGATGCAGAGGGCCATGTTCGAGAATGAGTTAAAAGTCAAGCTTGGGTCATTTGAGTTAGAGGGTGACTTAAGAAAAATCTCGCTCAAAGGGCAGTGGGATGTGGCTGTCGCTCAAACCAGAGTTGGGGCTCAGAGGGACCTTGATATGCAGAAAGAAGACCGCAAGGATGAGCGTTTGAACCAACAGAGTACTCATCAGAGCGAGCTGATTGAGCAGCGTCAGAACCATACGCCCCCTAAGAATTTCACGAAGCAGGAGGAGGTTAAACTCCCCACTCTGCCTGGGTCCAGTGATTTATCACCAAATATTTAACTTATGGCACCAAGAAAAGAACCAAAATCATCATTAGGTCGTACAGCTAGGTATTACCGAGAGAACCCGGAGGCTCGTAAGAAGAAAGCTGCGACTGACAAGAAAATCAACGCCAGGCCAGAGCAGCGAGCCAAGCGGTCAGAGCTTACAACCAGAAATAGGAAGTATGATAAGAAGTACGGGAAGGCTAAGCGAGCCGGGCGCGATTTTGACCATGCTACCGGTTCATACGTGAAGTCAAAAACAAACAGAGGGCGCAAAGGAGAGGGAGCCCGTTAATCGTTATTTGTTAATTGTTTAATTATATTGCAATGCCTATTAGGAAACTCAGAGGTCGAGTTGCTGCCAATAAGGCCCATCGACAATTCAACAAAAGCCAAAAGAAAACCCAGCGAGAGCGGGAAAAATTGGATAACACTGTGTTCAGTAGAGGGAGTCGAACGACGCCGGATGCTCCAGACGTAACAGCTCGTAGGGAGCGCTCTTATAGCTTGTATTACAAGGGGGCCGGAGACAAGAAAGACCAATTTACAATAGAGGAGAAGGGGAACACTCGCACCGGGAAGGTTAAAATCAAAAAGGTGAGCGAGAAAAAATCCGACAGGATAAAGAAGAAGTTAAGCAAGAGGTAATAGTAAAATGAAAAC